TTTCAATATCCTCAATCTCAAGAGGTTTTGCGTTTGGGTTACTTAGTTTTTTTCGTTTTCAGTCGAACCGCCTCCCATACTTTGAGCAACTAAATCACTAAAATCTTGTAGCTTGTTATAATCATCAACCATTTCACAGAAGGATTCTAAATTATAAGGATTATCTTTTCCTTCTCTTTTGTAACCATTCTCTACCCCTAAATAAATAACTTCGTACAATAAACTCAAATCATCATCTAAAGCTTCTTTAAATAATGAGAATTTAATGTTTTTTTTCTTTAAAAATAAACTCAATGCATATCCACCTAATTTAAAAGGAATTTCATTTTTGTTTATTTCAATGTGATTTACCGATACCATAAAAAAAAGTTTATTGATTTATAATTGGATACTAATGAGAGTTGACATAGTGTCAACCCCCAAATAGTATCGGAAAAATTTATGCAGTTGTAGCAGTAACGATGTTGGAGTATTCCCCTGTTCCTGTAGCATTTATAGCAGCAACCCTAAAGTTGTAAACCGTTCCAGTAATTAAACCAGTTACCGTAGCAGTAAGTGCAGTAGATACTGCGTCTGTAAATGTCAAATATGTCTGTGAATTACTTGTCTTATATTGTACAATATAATCTGTAATTGGGTATCCACCGTTAGGTGTAGGAGCAGTCCAAGTTAATGGCATAGTTGTAGTTGTCGGTGTTCCAGCTGATGCAGTTGGAGCGGCAGGAACAACCTTAGTGTATCTTGTAACCGCACCATTTACTCTTAAAGAACAAGATGCAGTAACACTTTCTTGGTTTGCAGCACTTAACGACAAACTTTCAATAAAGGCATTGAATGTAAATATAGAATCACCAGTAACATCTGATGTATATGTACATACAATGGATGTTCCCGAATCCCAAGAAGAAAATAGTGTGTTAAATTTTGTATTTGCACTTGCATCACCAATATCAGCAAACATTAATTCAGTTGAAAATGTAGCTGATTTTTGTCCAGGACTAACTTCTACCCATGCAGATGTATTATCCTTGTGTGCGAGTTCTCGCATTGCTCTTGTTAAATCTAATGTATCAGATGTTGAATACGCAACCGCAACACCATCTACATATAATCGCAACAAAGAGCCGTTCATTATTCCAGTTGTAGCCATTTTGTTTTATTTTAATTTTGACTTAATCTTGTTTCCTTTTTCCATTTCAGTATCGTAATTTATGTCATGTTCGTCAACTTGCATTTGTTCCATTAACTGTTCTTCGTTGACAATTATTGGCACATAAACTACTTCCTTTTCTGGTTCTTTTGTAGGCATAATTTCTACATCAGCACCTTCATAAAGTTTAGCAACACCTAATTTATATAAAGATGACGCAAAAGTATCTAAGACCTCGCATACATCACCTTTCTTAAAATTATTATGTTCTTTTAAAAAAATTATTCTCATAGTCTGTTTATTTTAAATAAGAAATCTATTGCTATCCAATATATTTTGTCTTCCATTACAGGATCACCAGTCGTTTCATCTTCAAATATACACCAATCTAAATTAACTGAATTATAAGTTCCTCTTAGGTTATCAAATTTATTCCTTAAAGCTATGGCAACATTTTCACTTGTGTCATAATTTTTGGAGTAAACAAAAAAAGTAACCTTAACCATATCCAAAGGACTAACAATATTTTTTACTCTCGTGGGTTGAGTGTTTACTTTAGAAAATGTTATGTAAGGATAAGTTACAGTATTAGGTGCTTCCTCCGGATAAACTCTTGTTCCTACTAAACCAACAAGAGTAGCATCACTTGCAACAACGGCATATATTAATTTTCCTATGTTCATTGTATTCTATAATCTAACCCAGCTGCTTTAGCATTCTGATTTATTAAACTATGTGTACCCTTAATTACTACATCCCTAGATGCGTGAAAGGCTTTTAAAAACCCTTGCAACAATACTTTTGTTTGGAATGCAACCGCACTACCGTAAAGAAAATTTGTATAATATGCATCGGCCTTATTAACACCATCAAATGGTCCTCTACTAACTTTAGTAGGATAATTTTTAAGTGTACCAATTACAATCGTTTCAATTCTTTTTAACCTTGGTTTAAAAGGGTTAAGAACTTTTACTGATTTTCTTAAATGACCTGGTATAAATGATGCCCTATATTCTTTTTCGGTACTTTGACCCGTTTTTTTATTTGTAGTTTTTTTTGTAAAATACCTATAGTGAACACCACCTTTGTAAATAGGAATTTGAGGCTTAACCGCTGCAACCATTGGTTCTGCGGCATTGTGTAGTATATCCATTTTTTTTGCGTCCCAATCTTTTTTAAAATTAGTTCGCATCATCCTTAATGCGTCTTGTACATCTCTATCAAATATTTGCCATTCAACATTAAAATCTTTTTCAACAAATTTACCTTGTTGTTCAGCACGTCTTGTTTCTACACGCAACTTTGCATAATCTACTCCTCTATTAGTATTCGTAAATGATAACGGTCTTCTTGGCATTAGTATCCTTGTCTAAAGAAACCCGTTGCGACTATAATTGATCTATCATCAGAATACGCAACTGTTTCAATTTGGTAATAATTTGAACGATACAAAAATCTACTGTTTACAGAAATATTAACATTATAACGTAAAGTAAATTTTATTTTTTGTTGTGCAACAATCCTATCAGCCTCTTCCTCTTCAAATCCAGATGAGTAATCAACTTTTGCCCATACAGTTTGTATATTAGTCCAACTTTCTGATTGAAATCCACTATCAGATTGAGATATGGTTTTATTTTGAATAATAACCCTTTCTCTCATTTTACCAATTACCTCACTTTTATTATACCCAATCATATTTATATCGGTTTAATAAAACATCACTTGCATTTGGCATTTTATGCATAGCATCAGTTCTGTTGTCGTACATTGATGCAATCATTTTTAATACTGCTATCCTAATGTCTGAAGGACAATCTGTAGCAGCAGTTCCATATCCAGCAGTATAAGTAATAGTTACATCGTTTAAAGACAAGTAAGTATCCGGAAAGTCTTGATCTACTGCTTCACCTATAATGCCTCTAAATGTATCTACCTCATATAAACTTGGTGATAATACTTGAGAAACACCATTCTCATCTAAATAAGTAATAGATGATACCGCAATACAAGGATATACTAACAATTTAATTACGTTTTCATAATCAGTTGCTACTTTGTAGCTTGATGGAAAACGCTCTAACTTTTGTACAATAGTTTTTGTAAGGGTAGATATATTTTGTCTTGATTCTACGGCTTGTCTTGCAGCCTTTAGCATTGTAGTAATAAGAGAGTCATCAGTCGAATCATCAACTTTCAAATAATTTTTGACTTCCGCAGATGTCCATAATTCATTTGTCTGATCAACTGTTACTCTCCAAATTTTCATCGCTTAATTGCTTTTTTAGGTTTTTCGCTAATCTTTGTTTCTATTACAGGATTATTTTCAGCTACAATAGGTTTATCTGTTAAGGATTCAGCTATTCCTGCTTTAATTAATTCCTGTGCCGTCATCTCATTTAGTTCAGCCACATCCCCTTGAAAATAACCAAGGGAATGTGGTGAACCAGATGGCGATTGAATAAATCGCACCTTCATATTATGGATTTTTAGCTACAAAATACGCAGTATACTTAGTTGACTGTGTACCAACACCAGTTAAAACTAATCTATACTTAGTACCACCAATTAAGGCATCTTCATTGGACTGAACTAAACCATTTGTATTTAGTGTATCTAATGTAGCAACACTATTGTAATCAGTAGAACTTGCAGCTTGTAATACTGTAGGCAAAATGTATGTAGTGCCAGACAAGTTAGTAGCTACAATAGACCAATAACCGCTCCACGGGCTTAACAAGCTAACAGGAATAGTAATGGTGTCTATTTCAGTATTTGTGATTGTGTCACTAACTGAATAGCTATAAAAAGTGCTTGATGCATCATCATAGTTAGCATCAAGTGTCTTGCTTCGGTCGTTTTTAAATGCAGTCAATCCAATGGCAGCAAAAACAAACAAACCAATTAAAATATTCTTCATTTTATTAAGATTTATATACCAGTAATATCCGCATCTTTAATAGCGGCAAATGATTTAGCATGACGAACGGCAGAATCCCACCAAGAGTTAACTACAATGGTAACCAATGCATTTTTGCTTGATGAGTATGGATCAACCACAACATCTAAACCAGCCCATTGTCCAATTAACAATTCAGCAAAGTTTCCAAAAATTACTGAATGTAAATCAGTTCCACCACCTTTAGTTAAGTTACTTGGCACTTGTGTAGAAACATAAGCACGGTATCCGTTTAACAAGTCAGTTCTAACTCCTTGTTGTCCAACTGGTGGCGCACCATCATTCCAAACAAACTGAGCAGTACCACTTGCTTTTTCAGTATTCTTTAAGAAACCTCTTACACCAGGTGTAGTAAGGTAAGCTAAAGTACCAAAGTCAGCATTATCGGTAGCCAAAGCAGTTTCAAGGTCAATAATATGCTTGTATGTCAAAGGACCACCATCAGTACCGATTGCAACTGAACCAATACCAGCAGTATTTAAAATACCGAAGAATGGTTGTGTTGAATTGTCACCATTAATCAAAGCATAATCTAATGCTCTGTTAACTGCTTCGCTCAAACGATTTCTTACAAAATTCTCAACGTCAATAGATGATTGAACAAGTAATTGCTTAGAAATATCAGTAAAAGCACCCAAACGATTAGGTGACATACTAATTTTATCAAAAGTTGGGCTTGTCTCATCATTGGCAGAGTTTTCAGTTTCCCAAACCGCAGTAGCCGCAGCATCATTACGAGGAAAATCTAAATTACCAGTCAATCCTGTAAGTAAGGTTGCACCAGCTTGAATAACTGCCAATCTTGGGTCAAGGAATGGAATCAAATCACCCAAAATAGTTGGTACAGTATTACCACCAGCAACCGCACTCGTAGCAGTCATATCTCTCTTCTCATTCTTTACAATCATCTTAGGAATGTAAAGATTACCCGAAGCAGAGATACCAGCTTGTTTAAATTCTCTTTCAGCCTCTTGGTGCATCTCTAACTCTAAACCATCAAGGTTTTTGTTATTAGCAATAAGATTAGCTGCTCTAAGGAATGAATAACCTTTTTTAACTCTTTGCTCATCGTTAACTTTGTTTTCGTTAACTTTTGTTGCAGGAGTAGCCATTCTTTTAGTTTCGGCCTCAATCATCAAATGATTATCAATATCATTTTCCAAATTGGTAACCTCTGTCCTAATCGTGTTTAACTTTGACCTTTGATCGTCATTGGCATTTGCACCCAATGTTTCGATAGCAGAAATCAAAGTGCGCATTTCTTCTATTTTAGCGGAACGCGACTGTTTTAATTCATCTGATTTCAACATTTTAATAATTTTTTAATTTGTTTAAAAATTCAACAAACTCATTGAAATTGCATTCCGCTTTTTCATTTTGTTGAATATAATTTTCCATACTACGAGCAGCAACAGTAGTGTTTGGGTTAGCCGGATAAGTTACTGGCGAAACATCATACACCTTGTCTATTCTTGTAATAATCCTTTTCATTCTACCTTCTTTCATTTGCCAATTATCTCCATTTTCCTTTAATGAAAAAGCAAAAGAAGATTGGTAAATATCACCTCGTTTAATTAATTTCATCACATCTTCGGCTGCATTTGTTTCTGGAGGATCAATGGTGTATACCAATGAATTACCATCCCTTTTTATTTGCAGCGTGTTGTTTTTAACCCTACCAAGCACAATGTTTTGATCGTGGTTAAATAAAGCAGCAGCTTCAGAAAAATCAGCTTCGTTAAAAGCATCCATATCAATTTCCTCGTCAAAAGAACCCATGTCATAGGATCTGTTTAAGGAAGATGCTATTCCGATTATTTTTCTTTCCTCTGCATTACTCTTAAACTCAATATTAAAATATCTTCTTTCCATTTGGTTATTATTTGACCTATCTTCCATTATTTTGTTAGCCGTTCTTTCTGCCCATGGTAACATAGTTGAGCCACCCCAAGCATCGTACATTATTGAGCCACATATCTCATTATCGTTTTCATCAAAATACTTTCCTTGGTCGTACACTTTAGCACGACTTAAAAAGCTATAAGTGCGTATCACTTCATCGTCCGAAAGACTTTGTTTATTAGACAATTGCCTTGCTCTTGACCAGCCAACGGAAGTTCCACACTCAGAACCATTATCTTCTTTATGTTTCAAAGCTTTCTTTGCTGCATTAGTTGCTGATTGTGGGTAGTTACTATATGGCATTACTGTGCATTTTGAGATTTAGGTTCTCCAGCAGGAACTTCCCTACTGTTAGATGCTAATGGCATACCAAACTTATCACCGCCTTCGTACGGGTTAAATCCTTCAAGATTTCTTATTTCATTAGGAGCAATGGCTCTTATATTGTAAAGTTTAGTGTAAAACTCTGCTCTTGCCATAACATCACCACGGTACAATTCGTCAAGATCTAATTTAACGTAGTATTTACCCCAATCTTTTTGTGGAAATAGCTTTGTGTTAAATTCATTCTCAATTCTCTTAGTCCACGCTCTTAAAGTGTACTGAACAAATATTCTGTTTAATATCTCAATGTTGGTTGTAGATATATTATTGTTTCCTAAAAGCAAAAAGCCTGGAACACCAGTTAAATTAGATATATCCTCAATAGTTAATTTTCTTGCGTCAATATCTGCTGCTTCTAACCTTGAGGCAATTGGCTTAAACTTAAATCCAGCCTGTAAGAAGGCTACACCTTGTTGATTGTTAGGTCCGGAG